TTAAAAATAGACCTTGTTGGGAATCATTCAGAACTTGGCTTAATATTTACCCTGAATTAAGGGAACAGTATATTAAGGCTAAATCAGACGGAATTGAATACAGTTTGTGCGAAGCTCAAGAGTTATTAAATGAATCTTTAGCTAATAGTAAATTAAAAGACAAAACAGACTTAGGACAAACTCACCTTGTTAAGGCAGCACTTGATCTTGCTAAGTGGAAAGCAGAGAAGTTGAATCCTTCTGTTTATGGTAAAAGTAATACATTAGCTGTGCAGAATGGTGATAATAAAATAGTTGTTAAATGGGAGTCGTAGAAGTATTTGTTGTTGATTTTATTAGATTTGTTGGTGTTGTTTTGCAAATCATAAACAAAATGTAGCACAAACTATATTATAAATGCCATTTGTTAAAAAATAAGCATAATTTGACGCATTAAGTAGTATTCTATCCGGTATTTGCTGAACCAATTACAATAGAACTAGGCTCACTTAATGGTTGTTTCCAATATCAATGAATTATCGGTAACAACTCATAAGTTATTATTAATAATAGCTCTAGCGATAGTTGAATTATCAAAACTCAAAGTGGGGGGTTTTGTGGCGACCCACACCCCCAAAGGGTATTTCCGGTACTTGTTAAAAATGATCGGACTCACACACAAATAAACAAAGGAAACCAATATGACCTCAAGCAAAATAAACAAATTCTACACAGACAATTTTAAATCCATGAAAAAACAGGGAGCTTATCCTACTGACAGCAACTCAGGAGTTATTTACCGAAACCCAAAAGGTGAAGTGATTAGCAAAGAGAAATGGCTTGAAGAAGCTGACAAACAGTTTAAGAAATAGATATGGATGAATTTGATGATGTAATGGACAAAGACTATTCAGCAATAGTTTATGTGAAACCTGAAAAGAAACAGGTCATTGTTAAATTCTATGGTTTTAATAACTTACAAGAAGCTGATGTATTTGCTAAATACATGGCAGTAGATTTAGGCATACAACAATTGATACCACACAATAGAACCCTCAATTAAAATAGGGGGGGTTTGTTTTACAAATGGCGACAATTGAGATTCCATACAAGCCTAGAGAATTACAAAAATTTTTGCATGAAAATATCTCTAAGCACCGATTTAGTGTTTTAGTATTACATCGTAGAGCTGGTAAAACAGTCATGTGTATTAACCATATGATTAGGGAGGCTTTGCTAAACCCCAACCCAAGCTCAAGATATGCTTTCTTAAGTCCTACTTTTAAACAAGGTAAGGCAACAGCATGGGATTACATAAAAACATATGCTGGAAAAATACCTGGAACTAAGTTTAATGAATCTGAATTACGATGCGACTTTCCCAATGGTAGTCGTATTACTATTCTTGGTGGTGAAAATGACCAGGCTCTAAGGGGTATTGCATTAGACGGTTGTGTCTTTGACGAAACCCAAAGTATTAGTCCTAGTTTATTTCCAGAAATTATACGTCCTGCTTTAGCGGATAGAAAAGGTTGGTGTGTTTTCATTGGTACACCCAAAGGAAGAAATTACTTCTATGACCTATATTGCCAAGCCAAAGGAGAAAAGGATTGGTACGCAGCAATATTTAAAGCATCGGAAACTAATATATTAGACGAAGAAGAATTAAGGTCTGCAAGGCAAATGATGTCAGAGGACTTATACGATCAAGAATTTGAATGTAGCTTTCAAGCAGCAATAACCGGTTCTTACTACGGAGCTATTATTGAAAGGCTAGAAAAAGAAAATAAGATTACCGATGATTTGTATGATGAATCCCTAGATGTAGAAACCTGGTGGGATTTAGGAATGAACGACCAAACAGTTATTTGGTTTGCTCAACGATACAGAAATGAAATTAGATTAATAGATTACTATGAAGCTGCTGGAGAAGGTTTAGATCATTACGCAAATGTCATTGATGCCAAACCTTACGAATACTCCAAACATATTGCACCCCATGATATTAAAGTTAGGGAACTAGGTGCGTATGGAAAATCAAGGCTTGAAAGTGCATTAGAATTAGGTATAGCTTTTGAGATTGCTCCGAAACTATCTATTGAAGATGGGATAGAAGCAGTACGAAAGGCTTTGCCGAATTGTTTGTTTGATAAAAACAAATGTGGTAAAGGCATTGAAGCTATGAAAGCCTATCAGAAACGATGGGATGAAAAGAATCAATGTTTTAGAAATAAACCTTTACACAATTTTGCTTCGCATTGTGCTGATGCTTTTAGAACAGGCATAGTCGGTTACGGTGTTCAGGCAACGGATTGGAAAAAAGAAATACCAGTAAATACAAATTATATAATTTAAACTATGGCAAAAATTTCAGATACAGAATTACGATTTATTATTAATAGTGAAATTAATAACTCTTTAGGATTTTTAGGTGGAGCATTATCCAACCAAAGAAAAAAATCATTAGAATATTATTTAGGCGATAAGTTAGGCACAGAGATTGATGGAAGAAGCCAAGTTGTTTCTACGGATGTAGCAGACACTATTGAAACCATTTTGCCAAACCTAATGAGAATTTTTACCTCATCAGATCATACGGTGAAATGCGAACCAGTTAATGCCGAAGATGTTCCTCTTGCTGAACAAGCAACAAGTTATATCAATTATGTATTTAACAAAGACAATGAAGGTTTTAAAATTTTATACTCTTGGTTCAAAGATGCGTTATTAGAAAAAAATGGAATTGTTAAAATCTATTGGGATGAGTCCGAAACTTCTGAACAAGAAACATATAAAAATTTAAATGATGACGAATATCAAGTTTTAGTTTCTGATGATAATGTAGAAATTATTGAAGAAGAAGAAATGGAAGATGAGTTAGCAATAGCTCAGTTAGAACAATTAAAACAAATTGCTGCTACTCAAGGACAAGAAATTAATGCACCTACTCCTAAGTTGCACAATGTTATTATTCGTAGAGTTAAAAAAGGTGGAAAAATAAAAATTGAAAATGTTCCGCCTGAAGAATTTCTTATTGAGAGAACCGCAAAATCTATTGAGGACGCAAATTTTGTAGCTCACAGAACTATTAAAACAAGATCACAATTAATTGAAATGGGTTATGACAAAGAAATCGTAAATGATTTACCTGCTACCCAGATTGTTTTATACAATAATGAAAGACTTACTAGATTTGGAGATATAGACGAATATCCTTTTGACCAAACTCCTGACAATTCTACAGAGAGCATTGAACTGTATGAATGTTATGTCAAAGTAGATTATGATGGAGATGGTATTGCAGAGTTAAGAAAAGTAACTGTTGCAGGTGATTCAGGTTATCAAATTTTAGATAATCAAGCTGTGGACTTTGTTCCTTTCTGTTCTTTAACTCCTATTCCTATGCCACACCGATTCTATGGAAGAAGTGTTGCAGAGTTAGTAGAAGATGTTCAGTTAATTAAATCTACGGTGATGCGTCAGTTGTTAGACAATATGTATTTAACTAACAACAACAGAGTAGCGATTATGGATGGTATGGTCAATTTGGATGACCTACTAACATCAAGACCAGGTGGTGTGGTTAGAACGAAACAACCTCCATCTCAAGTAATGATGCCAATGCAATCTCAAACGATTTCGCAACAAGCATTTCCTATGTTGGAGTACCTAGATACAGTTAGAGAAACTAGAACTGGTGTTACTAGATATACGCAAGGATTAGATGCAGACGCACTAAATAAAACAGCTACCGGTGTAAATACTCTTATGTCGCAAACACAAATGCGAATGGAGTTAATTGCAAGAATTTTTGCTGAAACAGGTGTGAAAGATTTATTTAAACGAATTTTTGAATTAACAGTTAAGTATCAAGACAAGGAACGAATTATACAATTAAACAATCAGTTCATTCCTGTACGACCTACAGAATGGAAAAATAGATATAATATTTCTATTACCGTTGGTTTAGGCTCAGGTTCTAAAGACCAACAATTAGTTATTCTTAATGCTATTTTGGAAAAACAATTACAGGCTTTCCAATTACAAGGTGGCAAAGAATATCCAATGGTGTCATTGAAAAATATTTATAATACTTTATCTAAAATGATTGAAAACGCAGGACTGAAAAGTGTGGACAATTATTTTGTTAATCCTGATGTGGGAATGAGAATGGTTCAACCTACTCCTCCACCTCCACCATCTCCTATTGAAAAAATTGAGTTCACTAGAATAGATGCGGAGAACAAGAGAAAACAAGCTGAACTAGAATTGAAATTAAAAGAATTACAATCTCAAAATGCTAAAAACTTATTAGACTTTGAAAGTAAAATTAAAGAATTAGAATTAAAATATAATGCTCAAATTGATACAGCTCAATTAAAAGCAGAATCTGATTTAAATAAAATGATTTTATCTAATCAGAATAAAGCATTTACACAAGCACAACAATCATCTATGCAACTAGGGGAACAGATTGAGAGTTTAAATGAACCAGGACGAACAGAATCAGCTCCAGAAGGAAGTGAGCAGATCGGAGAAAGCCAGACAGATACTGGACAATCAGGTATTTAAAGAATCTATTGAGAAGTTAAAAAAATTATATACCGATAGTTTGTTTAATACTGGAGTAAATGAAAACGAAACTAGAGAAAAATTATATTTAGCTTACCATATTGTACAAAAGGTAGAGCAAAACATACAAGAAGTTTTAGATACTGGGAAATTGGCAAAGAAACAATTAGAAGATTATCGCCAATCAATCCAAAAACAGAAATTCTAACAATCCGTTAGGATAAGCCAACCCATAAGGGAGCTTTAATCATAACAAAAGGACAAACAATGTCAGACAATCTAGCCAACCCTGTGAAGGGAGCAGAAACTGATTTGCAATCAGCTGCAAAATCAATTTCAGGTTTATTAAATTTATCTAATGAACCCAAAAAAGAAGAACAGCAACAACAATCACAAGAACCAGAATTACAAGTTTCTTCTGAACCAACTCAAGAGGAATCTTTGCAAGAAGATCAACCTCCGGTTCAAGAAAATCCAGAAATGGAATCGCAAGAGGAAGTTTCTGAAACTGAAGTATCTCAAGAAGAACAAACTGAGATTCAACAGGAACACAATTCCACCTACAAGGTAAAAGTTGCAGGTCAAGAATTAGATGTTACCCTAGACGAATTAAAGAGTGGTTACTCAAGGGATGCCGACTACCGTAGAAAGACGGAAGAATTGTCTGTTCAAAGACAACAATTCCAATCTGAAGCGGAAAAACAAAGGCAAGACTATTCCAATAAGTTGAACGAACTCAACCAACTTATGTCTTTGGCTCAAAACCAACTCAATGCAGAAATTGCTTCTGCTGATTTAGAGAGGTTATATGAGGAAGATCCAACAGAGGCTCTTAGGCTTGAACGTAAGCTAAAGCAAAAACAAGAAAAGTTTGCTGAAGCGGTGAACAAAACTAGAGCTGAGCAACAAAAACAATTGCAAGAAATTGTTCAGATACAACAGAAAGAATTGGTAAATAAATTACCAGAATTTTCTGATCCTGAAAAAGCTACGCAATTGAAATCACAGATGAGAGGTTATTTGAACTCTTATGGTTTTCAAGACCAAGAGATTTCTCAAATCTACGATCATCGTATTGTGATGTTGGTGAACGATGCCATGAAGTATAGAAATATGCAAAAATTAAAACCAAACCTTGCAAGTAAAATTGCAAAACCAGGTAAGGTTTTAACAAGTGGTATGAAAAAAGACAAAAGCGATGTTGCGTTTGAAAAACGTAAGGAAAAGTTAAATCGTTTAAGAAAATCAGGTCATATCAAAGATGCGACTAATGTTTTCTTAGACATATTAAATAATAAAACCCAAAGATAGGAGAAAACTACTATGACACAAATTAGTGGAACATATAGTACATACGATGCAGTTGGGGAAAGAGAAGATTTATCCGATGTGATATATAATATCTCTCCAACTGATACTCCATTTATGAGTTCAATCGCAAAAACTAAAGCGACTGCGGTGAACCATGAATGGCAATTAGATTCATTAGCAGCTGCTAGTGATTCTAATGCTGCTGTAGAAGGCGATGAAGTTGCTTTCTCTGCACCAGCATCTACAACTAGAAAAGGAAACTACACTCAGATTGCTACTAAATCTGTATTAGTTTCTGGAACACTAGATGCAGTTAATAAAGCAGGAAGAAATTCCGAACTTGCTTACCAAATCTCTAAAAGATCAAAAGAACTTAAAAGAGATATGGAAGCATCTTTAACTGCGAACAATGCACCTGTAGCTGGAGATGATTCTACAGCTAGAGAACTTGCAGGTCTAGGTTCATGGTTAAAAACAAACCAATCTGCTGGATCTGGTGGAGCTGCTCCAACTACTTCTGGTGTTAATGCTAGAACTGATGGAACACAAAGAGCTTTCACAGAAGATCAATTGAAGAATGTTATCAAGTCTGTTTGGGACAATGGTGGCGATCCTTCAATGATCATGCTTGGTTCTTTCAACAAACAAAAACTATCTGGTTTCACAGGTGGATCTACAAGATTTGATCCTGCTGAAAACAAAAGATTAGTTGCAGCTGTTGATGTGTATGAGTCTGATTTCGGTGCTATGCAAGTAACACCTAACAGATTCTCAAGATCAAGAGATGCTTTCGTAATCACTCCAGATTTATTTGCGGTAGCTTTCTTAAGAGATTTCTCTTTAGAAGACTTAGCGAAAACTGGTGATGCTATGAAGCAATTCTTAGTTTGTGAATACACACTAGAATCAAGAAACGAAGCTGGATCTGGTATTATTGCCGATCTAACTACTGCGTAATCTTTGATTACTTTAAGAGGGGGGAGCAATCTCCCCTCTAACTAACTTAAACTTTTTGTTTGGTCTTTGAAGTCTTAAAGGCGGAACGAAGCAAACGGAGAAAAATACAATGAGAACATTAAACGACTATTTCTTAACGGTTAAAATGGCAGATGTTTCTACAGCAGGTTCAGTCCATGTTGTAGCACCTGACAACGGTAAGATTATAAAAGTAATGTCAGTTATTGACGGTGCAATTGCTACTGATGATGCTGGTATTACAACTAAGATTAACGGTACTGCTGTAACAGGTGGTGCGATTACTATTGCTAATACAAGTTCTGCTGCTGGTGATGTAGATTCTGCTGAACCTACTGCGGCTAATTCTGTTAGCGAAGGTGATTATATCAGTTTTACTACTGATGGAGCTTCTACTAATACAGTAGCTGCTACATTCACAGTAATTATTAGAAGATAATTTAAAATGGGGGTGGAAACACCCCCATAAATCATTTATAGAGAATACATTTAGGAGATTAAAAATATGAAAACAAACGGATTATACGCAATCGTTTCTAATGAGAATGTGGATTACACAGGAACTGCTGGAGTATCTGCTGCTTTTGCAAGTGGTATTCATGCAATTAGAATTTGTGCAAGTACAGCTTCTTATTACAAAATAGGTGCTGCACCTGTAGCAACCTCTGCTGACACTTACTTACCTGCTGATGAAGTAGAATATTTAATTGTAAATCCTGGACAAAAGATTTCTTTTATCCAAGTTTCTTC